TAAACGAGATAAACTTATTAGACCCTAATCCTTGTCAGACAGGATATGTAGCGTATGGAACTAAGATAAAGGATGGGAGAGAAGTTCCTAACTGTGTACCAATCGACTAAACAAATTTAGGTTCGATTGTTATATATATGAAATACATTCAACAGTGCCATGTTGACTCCTATTTCATTTTTTTAAGTAAGTTTGGGTACACCTTAGTCATATTATTATAATCATACACACCCAATTTGTTAACTTAATTAATTTTTCAAAAAAGCCACCTGACCTTTCGTGTGGCTTTTTTTTGTTTTCTATTTTTCTTTATACTTATTAGTGTAAGTAATTCTAACTTACAAAAAAAATATACGATTTTGCTTGTATAATTCAGTTATTTTTCGTATATTTGTATAACAAAAGAAAGGTATATATGGCACATCACATCACAAAAACAATCAGTAACAACGCTTACTGGCAAATCAACAAACACTTACACAAGCAATTAGGATTGAGAACTACTCTACTATTGCAACATTTTATCGATTTACAAACTAAAGTATTCGGTAATAAAGAATTCTATCAATCATATAAACAGATTGAGAAAGAACTTACTCTAACTGAACATCACATCAGAGATTCTATTAAGAAACTAAAAGAAGCTGGTATTATCTTAGCTGAGAAGAAAGGAATGCCTGCTAAGAATCATTACTTTGTATTACTGAATAAGGTAGAGGAACTCCTCTCACTTGACCTTGAAAAATCACCTAACAAGTCTGAGATACCTCAGACATTGAATATTTCACCTACCAGTAGTTCAAATTTTCAATCACTTGACATTGAAAATTCCACCAACCAGTTGGACAAAAATCACCACACAAAGAAAAGAAATAATAAAAAAGAAATAAAGATAAAAGAAAATATTAAAAAGAATACTAGCAGTAGCGCAGTTTCACAATCTGAAAAAAACATATTAAGTAGATTATTAAATGATTTAACTCAGTATGAAGATAAAAAGAAATTTAAGATAGCTTATAATGAAATTGTAGACTATGGAGGCTTTGATAAAGTATTTGATATATTAAACTTTGATGACTCTGTAATAAACAATTGGGTAAGAGAAATCAAATCAGTACAACAATTTGTAAACGCATAAATTATGAAAAAATACGAATCTAAAATTAAAGACAAACTAGCTAATAATGAAACTGTATTCACTAGAGAACATTGGGAAGATGAACTCAGAAAAGATTTTGATAAATTAAACAGAGCAGGTAAACTTGCTGTAACTAGTCTAATAGATAGAGCAGTAGAATATCTACAAGATGTAGATAAACCTGATTGGTATGAATCTAAAGCTATATCAGTTATAAAAGAGGTAAAGAAAGAAAAGAGAATGTATTTTGAAGATTATCTAATAATCAGAACTTACTTAGATATGGAAGATAAGCTAAGAAACAACAAGATACAGAATACAGATGATGATTATATAGTATTGTAAATGAAACAAGAAGAATTACTATCAGGCTTATCAGCTCTATTAGAACAGGCTAAATTAGCAGAAAGAAAGATAGAGTATTCACAAGAAATGGAAAGGTTAAAACGAAGGGTAACTAACTTAGAAGAAACTATTGAACAACTCAAACGATATATCGAAGCACTTCACACCAAAAGGTGAGGCTTTATCTTATTACAAGTTAAAGAAGTTTGTGGTACATCAGATACAATTGTATGAAGAAGCACAACGTAAAGTAGAAGAGAATGCATTATACTATGTGTATTCAGACCCTGAAGCAGTAAAAGATTACACTATGTTATCAGAAAAAATAGAAGAATGGCAATGGTTCTTAGATAACATAATATTAGATGAGGTGAAAATAAAATCAATAACAATATGAACGAAAAATTAATACAAGGATTTTCAGACTATTATATAGCTACAAGTTGTGGAGATATATATAGCACTAAGTGGAAGAAGCCTAAGAAGTTAAAACCACAAAGAGCATCACAAAGTGCAAAAGGTTACTATCAAGTTAGATTGTTTAGTAAACAATATAAGAAAGGTAAATTACAATATGTACATAGATTAATATACGAAACGTTTGTTGATGATATACCTGAAGGATATGAGATAGACCACAAAGATGGTGATACTACTAATAATGATATCAGTAATTTACAAATAATAAAACCTAGAGATAATAAACTAAAATATTATAAAGGTAAAGATATACATTGGAGAGAACATAGAGATGAGTTTATAAAGAAGTATGAAGAACTCGGTACAATGAAGAAAGTAGCTGAACACTTTAATATAGCTATTACAGCTGTAAATAGAGTAATAAAAGATACTATGCATAAATGGAATCATCAAACAAAGAAGTTTGAAACAGTAAGATTCTCAGATATAGATGACGAATATACAAGAGAGGATAGGAGAGGAAGTAAGTTTCACTTAAAAAGAAAATTAGAAAAGAATGAATTGGTGTAAAATTAAATTAGGAACTTGGTTAGCAGTACTAATCAATATTGTAACCCTTGGATGGGGTAAGTATATCGCAAGTTGGATAGCGGTAGATTTGTTTAACTTTGAATCGTGTGGTTGTTGTGAAAGAGAACAATGGTTAAATAGATTAACTTGTAAAGACTTCGATGGTAGGTGTAATGAAATAAAACTTTGGTAATATGAAAGAATTCAGTAAAGAAGAAATAGTAGAGTTAAAGAAACTAATAGAAGGTGTAGGTAATCATCTATCACCAGCACAAGCAGATATAGTATGGGCTAAGTACACAAGGATAATAGATAAAGCAGAAAAGAAACCTTGTATGTGTGGTAAATCAGCAGGACATTGGAGAAGAGCCGTAGAAACCATTAGGGAGTTCGTAAAGAAACATGATTAGTGGTTCAATAGAAATAGATATAGAGAACAATCAAAGGTTAACTGTTCTTTATACTAAACATAGTGATTGGTTAAATGCCGTTGCTTACAATCTAGCTCAGAACAAAGGAGTAGCAGAAGATTTGGTACAAGAGCTATATCTGTATCTAGCAGAGAAAAAGAATCATAAGTTATTCTTCAACGATTCTTTTAACTTATTGTATTGCCATAACTTTCTAAGAAGTAGATTTATAAACTTGGTAAAAAGAGAAAACAAATCAGTATATCCTAATAAGTGGAAAGATACAGAAGATTACCAATACGATACAGAATCAGATTTACACAATCAAAAGATATACGATGATATAAAGAAAGAGATAGATGACCTACAACAAACACCTATGTGGTCATCTGCTAAGATATATCAATTGTATGCGTTTGGTAACAAGACTATGGAAGAACTATCAGAAGAAATAGGAATATCAAAATCGACAACGTTTCTAAACGTAAAAAAAGTAAAACAACACCTAAGAGATAAATTCACAAAACGTTATAATAATAAAGATGATAAAGATTGAACAATACGAAAACAGTAAACATTACCTAAGATATAAAAAACAAAAAGATAAATTAAAATCTAAATACCCCCCAAACTTAAACTCACCCTATGGTAGAGATTATGATAGAGAGATATGGAGAAAATATCTAGTAGAGTTAGCTAAGATAATGTGGAAGCCTGATGGCCACTTCCAAAAGTTTATAAGAGAAGTAAGTTTAAGAGGACCTTATGTAAAACAACATCTCCAAAAACAATACAACGAATCTTAATATATCTATATATTTGTATATTTATATATACACTATCAAATACAAGTATATATATAAATGTTATATGATTAAATAACATGACAAAACATGCCATTCACAAAAGGAAACAAATTAAGTAAAGGGAGACCTAAAGGTGCTATCAATCGTAGTACTGAGATGGCTAAACTAACCCTTGCTCGTATTGCAGATGAAGGATTGGATAATCTTAAAAAAGATTTACAAGAGATAAGAAAGACAGACCCAGTCAGAGCTGCAGAATTATACTTGAAGATATTAGAATACATTATACCTAAACAACAAAGAGTTGAGGTAAAAGGTGAGATAGAACAAAAGATACAACAGATAACAGTTAATATAAACAAGACAAGCGATAGTGAACATAACGATTGATACTACAATAACATTTGATAATCTATTAGAGGCCTCGAAAAGAGTAACACAACATATAGGTGGTACTCGTAGTGGTAAAACATATGCCATACTACAATGGTTGATTGTTCGTGCATTACAAGAGACATTAGATATCACAGTAGTAAGAAGAACCGTTCCATCATTAAAGAGAAGTGTAATAAAAGATTTCAAGGATATCCTTACAACCCTTGAGATATGGGATACAACCTCATATAACATCTCAGATAGACACTATACTTTCGGCAACGGTTCTACACTATCTTTTATTAATACTGATGACCCTGAGAAGCTTAGAGGTGTTAAATCGGATGTTCTGTTTATAGATGAGGCATCAGAAATAGATGAAGAGAGTTATTTCCAATTATCTATTCGTTGTACAGGTAATATTGTACTAGCATATAACCCAACGGTATCACCTTACCATTGGTTAAGACAACAAGAGGATGTAGAGAGATTCACCACAACTTACATAGATAATCCTTACTTACCACAAGAGATGGTTAAGGCTATCGAAGATTTAGAACATAAAAACCCAAAGTATTGGGCTATCTATGGTAAGGGTGAGTTTGCTGCAAATGATAAAGCAATCTTTACATTCCAAATAGTAGATGAGATACCTGTATGTGAGCTAGTTGCTCTAGGTATGGACTTTGGATTTTCTAATGACCCAACTGCTGTAATAGCTGTACACAAACAAGGAGATATGTTGTATCTAAGAGAACTACTGTACGATAAAGGTTTGGTAACAAAAGATATAATAAACAAACTAGATAGGTTAAGCATAAACAATACAGAGATATGGGCTGATTCAGCTGAACCTAGATTAATAGAAGAGATATACAGAAGTGGTTTCAATATAAAGCCTGTTAAGAAAGGACCTGATTCAATCAAGTTTGGTATAGGTGTATTACAGAACTATGGTATATGTGTAGAAAGAAGCTCACAAAATTTAATCAATGAATTGTATGCATACGAATGGGCAACAGACAAGTATGGAATACAATTAGATAAACCACAAGGTGGGTTAGACCACTTAATAGATTCACTACGTTATGTTGCTATGAGTAGACTATCAATAAAACAAATGAACAAAGGAAAGTATAATTTAACATTTAAGTAATGGAAGAAAAAAAACTAGAGATACCTCAAGAGTTCTTAAACAAAACAAAAGAAGAGCTATACAAAGATATAGTTAACTTATCTCTTTACATCAAAAGATTACAAGGACAGATAGAAGATGCAAAAGCACATATGCATCTTAAGAATGGTGAGATTGTAAAAAGAAGAACAAACGAGTTCAACTTAAAATCACAAGTAGGACATAGGAATATGAGGATATTAGATTTAGAAAACCAAAGAAAGAATGTTATTGATTTAGAACCAACAAGTGGAAGTATAATATGAAAAAACAAATAGAATTAGAAGTACCAAATGATTTTAGTGCAGTTACACTAAAACAATATGTACAATTACAAAAGGATTTAGATAACAATGAAGGTGATACAGAAGCACAAGATGCATTCTTAGTATATAACCTTACTGGCATCACTCCTGAGATGACAAAAGAGTTAGATAGTGATATCATATCAGGTATAAGAAAAGACCTCACAAAACTCTTGTCTAAGACTGATTATGAATTACAAAGATTTGTAACAATAGATGATGTAGAATATGGATTCGAACCTAACTTGAGTACAATGGCTTATGGTGCTTATTTAGATATCAGTAGATTCTCTAATATACAACTGAATGATGATTGGCCTCAAATATGTTCTATCTTATACAGACCTGTGGTAAAGAAGAGAGGTGCTCTCTATGAGATTGAGAAGTATAAAGCACCTGAACCATGGGATGAAGATAAATGGTGGGAAGTGGGAATGGATTTTCACTTTGGTTGTTTTTTTTTCTTCATTCGTTTGTACAAGGACTTAGTGAAAGGTACCCTGAGCTCTTTGAAGAACCATCCGGAGATATCACCCAACATCAAATCAATTTTGGCAAAAAGTGGGGAAGCTATTCAACAATTGTCCAACTTGCAGGAGAAGATATCTTAAAGTTTAATGAGGTAACTCAAAAGCCTTTAGAAGAGTGTTTACTATACCTGGCGTATCTATCAGATAGAAGCTTGATGGAACAATTGATGCATAAAGAACAAATGAACAAATATAAACCTCGTTAAGTTTGTTATAGGTATAAAACATAGGCATGTCATACTCAAGAAAACTTAGGAAGTATCGCGAAACAGGTTTGTACATAGGCCCAACTAAAGGTTTATCATCACCAAAGAACTCTCGTAGAGGTTGTTTGTGTGTCAGTACAAGCACATACTCAGTTAAATGTTGTAAGGGATATCTTCAGAACCAAGGTATAGGCCGAATAAATCAAGAAATATTAATAGGACCTGCTTTTTCAAAAGGATTTAGTTTAGGGTTTGACAGTGAGGACCATTATTAGAAAGAATAGATATGAGTACATTAGATAGACAAGGATTAATATCACAGAGTAACTTTCTGTTTCCTGATAATACATCAGCAGAGATTACCCCTAGTGATNNTTAGACAATTTAACAACGATTTAGCTGATTCATTACAACTGACAGGTTCACTTGTAGTATCAGCTTCACACGCTGAGTTTGCTGATACTGCTTTATCAGCATCACACGCAGAGTTTAGTGATGATGCTAGAGATTTAGTAGTACAAGTAAAGAATACAAGTGGTTCACCAATAGTAAAAGGTCATGTACTACACGCGACTGGTGTAACGGGTGAAAACATAAATGTAGAATTAGCAGATAATTCTGTTGCAGCTAATATGCCAGGATTTGCAATTGCAAACGAAAACATTAGTACAAACGCTACAGGTCAAGCAATAATTAGTGGTAAGATTATCGGTATAGATACAAGTGGTTTAACTGCAGGAGCTAATGTATATGTAAACCAAAGTGGAGGATATACAGGTACTAAACCAACAGGTTCAGCTCTAATACAAAACATTGGTGTTGTAGGTAAAGTAAATGCAAGTGAAGGAGAGTTAGTAGTATTAGGTAGTGGTAGAAGTAATGATGTACCTAATATACAAGAAGGATACTTTTGGGTAGG